CTAATAACGACGCCTGTATAGCCTTTGAGATTGCATACCGCGAGCAACGTAACATAGAGCCTATACCCGGCCATTGGTACAAGCAACAGTGTTTTGACATTGTTGGTAATTCACATAAAAGTTCATTTAAGTGGAATGCTTGGACTGGAGATGTTCGGTTTGTTTTTGATCCCGTGGCGAACCTCCCTCAAGACGGCCAGCATGTTGTCGTTGGCAACTGGAAAGACTTAATGACCGTTGTTCGAGACTTTGCTCGGCCTGAGAGGCGTGGCTTTAATACTGTTCTTGTTACTCGAGATCTGGAGTCGCGGTCTTGTGCGATTCCCCAGGGTCCTTATGTCATTACCTCCTGGTGCGTTGCCCCTTCATCGATAGACCTCCACCATAGAGGTGCTTACAGTCCTACAGAGTGGCTTTATCTCTGCTACACTGACTGGGTTATGCTGCCTGTTGTTGGTTGCCTTATTGGCGGAGGTATTGCATCATTCCTACGCTGGAAGTTTACTGCTGTCGAAGAGGGTGATCATGCTATTTTGAAGGATGGGTAAGCCCTTTTCCTCAATCCAGATACCATGGAGTACACGGCCCAAGCGCCCCCCACTAGTAGAGCCCGTGTTTTTAAGAACGGCAAATGGTATTATAAAGTTAAGAAGTCAAATGGAGGCTATGAGTGGTATGCTCAGTCCCCAGATGACAATCCTTTTGTTAACTTAATAACTAAAAGCCAACGTCTTCAGTGTCAGACTCCTAGTTTACACCAAAGCCTTTGGGCTGTCGTTGACTCTGAAGGGAAACTTCAGGCTAACGTTTTTGCTATAGACTCAAGGAGAGTTATTTGCCCTTTGCACGTAGCCCATGTTTTGTCCACAAAGCTCGGCCTGAGTTTGGTTCGCGACACCGAGGTTAGGAAGGTTAGTCCCAACTTTGGTTCTGGTGAATTCGCAGAGACCAATGTATTGATAACTAAGATTGGTCCTGACGCTGCTATTGTGGAATTCTTTGTTACGAAACTCCCTGAAGTATTCACAAAGTGTCGTGATCATGTTAGTAAGTTCAGTGAAGCTCCCCCCAAGTCAGGATCTACTACTCTTATTCGTCGGAACGCCCGTGGTCAAATAGAGACTTCAACCGGCATGTTTACTGTGCCCACAACTCTAGGTCTGTCGTACTCCCATGGAAGTCGTATCTACGACGTTCCCGCCAAGGACACTCGTGTTGTGGATACTATCTCAGAACCCGGCTGGTGTGGT